GAAACATAAGTTGGTTTTGCTGCACCTGTCTTCTGTTGTTGTCCAGGATCCTTTTCTCTCTTTCTTCTTACTGCTGATCTAATTTCACCTTTAGACATACTTGCTAATTTTGAACTTGAAAAGCATTTTGGTGTTTTTGTTTCTCCTGGTTCATTAGCACAAGGAGATCCATCTGATTGAACCCACCCTGGTTTTTTCTTACCAGTTTTGGTGACACCACTGGAACTCTGAAACCACTGATGTAAATTTCCTTCTTTCATTTATGATGATTATTCTTCTGTATTATTTAGAAGACCTTGTTTTATAAGTTTAGAAAGTTCTGCTGTGGATCCAACAAATAAAGAGTTATTGACTGTTGTTGGACCTTTTTGTGGTGCTTCAAGGTCTTTCATTTTTTTTTGTAAATCAATCAACTTATCTGTGGTATCTGCAACAGATTTGATTAATTGACCTGCAACTTCAAATGCTCTTGGGTGTCCTGACTCTTGAGCAATCTCTAATATACCATCAACTGCTTCTTGACCTTTGGAGATTAAACTATACAGTTGTCCTCTACTGTATTCATAATCTTTTTGAGGATCATTTGTTTCTTCTATTTTTTTTAAATCAATATCACTTTTAGATATAGGAACAATAGTTGTTTCTATATCTAATGACTTTTCTATCTGTGAGAAATTATTATCCATATATTATATATCTACATCAGTTCCCTGACTGTCACTATAAGTTTTAAAGTCTTGGAAGTCTATAATATCTTCATTAAATCCAAAGTCATCACCAAATGGAATTAGTGTATCATCAGCAGCATCAATAATGTTATCATTGTTATAATCTTTAAGTGCTTTTGGAGTCGCTGTGTATCTAATTTCACGCTTTGCACTTCTGAGAGCATCAGTTGCATAATCAACTTGAACTTTCTTAATGAGACCTTGATTATTTTCAGAAAGTTCACTGAACAGATAAGTTTTTGCAGTAAAGTTTAGTGTATAAACAATACTTCTTCTTGTTGTATAATCACCTTCATAATCATCTCTAAACCCAATTCTATTGAGGATGATTGGAATATCTTTTGATTCATGAACTTCTGAAAGCATGTTCACTGTCACATTAAATGATGGTTGGAAGAATGGAAGAATTTGTTCTACAATTTGAAGAACATCATCTTGAATCTTTGCAATGATATTGAGTTCAAACCCAATATTGTAAGGAACTGGGGTAAAGATTTTATTTACAGCAGATCCATCTTCAACTCTTGATGTTTTGAAGGTTTGAGTGATAGAACTTTTTCTTTGGGGATCATAGTCTAAGGATACCATCTCAAATGACATTCTTGGCAGGGTAATGGCGATTTTTCTATTACCTTGATTCTGCTGTTCAATTCTTGCCAAGAACTTTTGAATAGGTCCATATGCAAGAGGAACTTTCAATACTGAAACTGGATTTCCTGTTTCATCACAATGTCTGATTTGAATGTTGTTGAATAACGTTCCAAATGCAGTTACAGTTTTTGATATTCCTTTATGATAAAAATAATGCCCAAACATATTCTAATCTTTTAATTGTACTATTTAACCAATTAAGGTTGTTTAAATTTTAAAGTTCCCATTCTGGGCCAAGTTTGTCCAGAAGTTTTTCTAACTTTTTCTGCAACTCTTGGGAGGATAGTTCCTTTTAATGGTCTATCTTGCCTGTAATATAAGTATCTATTTCCAGAACTTTGAAGATTGTAATTATCTAAGTATGCATTATATGAAGTTATTTTTGGGTTGGCACCTACATGAAGATCTATTTGTGTATTTGCATTTTCATAGAATGTCATTTCCCAAAATAATGTAGGAGAACCAAGAACTCCTCCACTATAAGAACTATGCCCCTCAAATCTAACTCTATAAGTTCTGTTGGGAATTGTTCCTTCAACACCATAATAAATTCTTTGAGCAGATCCATCTGCCGATGAAATTTGTATTTTTGGAATTGCTGGTGTAGTTGTATTGTAACTCCAACCTATACCTGCATCATAAGTATCTGTTGGTTTAGTTCCAAACAAAACATAAGAGTTTGTATTTACAAAAATTGTAGAATAAGTAGATCCATTATATGAAATATTGAAAGGTAAATTTAATTGCCAAAATCCATCATCATTAAATCCATAATTAGAATTCCCAGTATCTGGTGTTGTAGATGCAGTTAAAGATGCAGCACCTAATAAATTATTTGCCAAAGAACTTAGTGTTGCTGCACTAGCACTAGTTACAATTCTTACAGATGTATTTGATGCAGGAACAAAAGATTCTGAACCTGTTATTTTTGAAGATGTATTAGATACAGAACTAACACCTTGATCAATGTATTGTGCTGAAGTTGGTTCAAATATTTGATTATTTTTAGAAATTCCTTGAATGTACTCAATTGCTTCATTATTAGTCATTCTTGGATACTGTTCTAATGCACATGCAATCAATCCACAAACATTTGGAGAAGCCATGCTGGTCCCAGAATACTTATCTATTTTATATGATGCATCTCTAAAATCAGTAGCAGGTCCTGAGTGAACAGAAGAAATGATATTTGATCCTGGTGCATAAATTGCTATTCTTGGTCCAGTATTACTAAAAGTTGCTTTGGAATCATTTTTAAGTGCTCCAATGCATCCAACACAAATTGCAGTAGAGGCAGATGTATTGACAGAACCTCTATGATAGTAATAATCGACTCCACCTTCAACTATTCTATTATTATAATCTTGTCCACCAGGAGAATCTATTTTATAAGATGAGTTTCCAGCAGCTCCAACAACAATCACCCCATCATCAATAGCATCTTCTATATCTGCTACATCATCTGGAAACCAACCTTCAATATAAACATTAGAAAAATCAAATTTAATTATTCCACGTTGTTGAAGTGCAGCATCTGTAAATCCAGATGATAAAGTTGCACCTCTCCAAACAATTGAACTAATTTGAGATCTTGTAATGGTTATATTGTATCCCCAACTGTTGTTAATGATAGTTGGATTTCTTAGTCCTGTTGCTGGATTGACTGACTTGTTTAAATGAAAAGCCCTTGCATAGTCAAATGGAAAAAATCCTGCAATTTGACCATCCCCATACACATACAAGTTATAAACATTAGCATCTCTTGCCCATCCTTGTGAGTTTCCTGCTGCTGTTCCTGCTACGTGCATTCCATGATCATCACCATATGCAGTATATGTTGCTGGATATGTATATGTGCCATTAGATCCATGTCCTGCAAATTGATTTAAAGAATGCCAGTTAAATTGAACTACTCTTGTTCCACCAGTTCCATTAGCATTTACTGCCATTTCAGGATGATTTGGATTGACAAATCCATCTATAATAACCACATCAACATTTTTTCCAGAACTTGTTGCAGTAATTATTCCAGAAACTCCAAGAGTTGCATCAGATCCCCAATCACTTCTTTGTTGTCCTTCAATACATCTAAGAAGTCCCCAATTTCTATATGAGTTTGCAACAGATGAAGATTTGTTCCACCCAGAAGTATCTTCTGACCATCCTCTTGGAGTTATTGTTGCAGAATCTTTGAGTTTTTTGGGAATAATACTTAAAACTCTTTCATCTTGACTTAAAGTTTCAACTTCTTCTGAACTTAGATGATAATGAGTATTTCTTGAAATAGATCTTCTTTCTGCACATTCAACGCATCTATCTGGAACATATTCTGTCCCACCAGGAGTTTCTAAATCATCATAAAAAGATTCTAAGTCTTCTTTATTTTTTAAAGTTACAATATATTCATCTATTTCATCTAATTCAAAAGAAGAAGCTGTATTTAAATTTTGATATCTTCTATTTTGCATATCAACTTTCCATTTGAACAAGAGTTAATGTCACAGTAATGTTTGCATTAGAACCTGATTTATTAACTACTTTTGCATAAACATTTGTAGAAGCTGGATCATCATTATTGAATCCAATTGTTCCTGGTGTAATTAATTGAGTTGTTGCACTAGTAGTAATAATTTCAGCAATTACACCAGAACCTGGAAGTGGATCAGTTGTTTCTGTTCTGGAAGCATCATTAGATCTTGATGCAGAATCAATGTAAATTGTAACCCATGCAGCAGCAGAGGTTTGAATTTTTGCCAACAAATATGTTTTAAATCCTGTGATAGTTATATTTGCTGATGCTCCATTTGCAATAGTTCCAGTTGATTGAGATGCTGTTACTCTTCCTCCAAGAGCTCCACCAGAAGCACCTTGTGGACCTTGAATTCCCTGTGGTCCAAATCCCTGTGGACCTTGAACACCTTGAGGTCCTTGAACACCTTGTGGACCTAGAATTCCCTGTGGTCCAAATCCCTGTGGACCTTGAACACCTTGAGGTCCTTGAACACCTTGAGCACCTTGTGGACCATAAGTTCCTTGAGATCCAGTTGAACCTTGAACCCCTGGTGGACCTTGAACACCTTGTACACCTTGTGCACCTTGTGGACCACCACCTGCTGCACCTTGAATACCTTGAGAACCTTGAGGTCCAGAAACACCTTGAGCACCTTGTACACCTTGAGTACCTTGTACACCTTGAGTACCTTGTACACCTTGAGGTCCAGAAACACCTTGAGCACCTTGTACACCTTGAGTACCTTGTACACCTTGAGTACCTTGTACACCTTGAGGTCCAGAAACACCTTGAGCACCTTGTACACCTTGAGTACCTTGTACA